GACAACTCGGTTCGCCATTCACGGTCCTCCTTCCTGATTTCATTCAAATTCATCCTTATTCAGCTTATAGGAGATATAAGCATCGAGTAATGCGGAGACTGAGTCAATCTTTTCTTCGCGATGCTTCTTCAGAAGTTTTCTATTGCCATTAGTGTCCTCAATGGTAACACAGTTACCCATTGTGAAGCGAAACAACTCTTGGTCGAATAGAAGTAGACGTTCTTCAGAAAGTTTCTTTAATTCGCCAAGCGGAACCGACTCGGTCTTGGCGCCTTGGATGACTTTTTCGATCGCATTCATTCCATTTTCTTTTTGCCAACGAGCTATGAACTCCTGTGCATTATATGGGTCGAAACCAATACAACGAACATCATAACTTTTGTCGGAAATATAACTTTCAAGGTCGTCATAGACGGTCATCATGTCTAATACTGCTCCGTCAAGAACCATAAGAGAACCTTCATTGATAAAGTCATCGTATTTTATACGAAGAGCTCCTGGAAGTTTCAACAATGTCAGACTTGAAATATAACAGCGCGTCTTAATACCAAAGGCACCACGACTAAGCGGGAATAGAAATGTAAATGCACAGAAGTCATCGCCCTGAGAGAGGTCGATACCCATTGCACATACACATTTCCAGAAGGTCTGTCTACGATGAAGCTCTGTTTCTTCATACGTAAAGAAATATGTATAACCCTCCATTGGTATCCCGAAACGCTTTGCGAGAATATCATTTCGGGTTGATGGTGCTTTCTCCGCGCGCTCTACATCGAGCTGATATGTCTCATATGATATGGTCTTACCGATATTAGGTTGAGCTTTGGGCCACATGTCAGGATTTGCTACTTCATCGATACTATCTAATCTGTAATACCAAATCGAAACGTGGTCGGCCTGATACTCACCTCGAAGAATATCCATAAGTTCTATTTTAATAGTATCACCCGAACTATTCCGGACGGTACCTTCCGAACTCATGGCAACGATTAGGTAGTCATCCATTTTGGATGCACCCTGCTCAATTGCGCCTACGACATCTTCCCGAATATCACCAGAAAGCCATTCGTCAACAGTTGAAATCTTTGGTCGAAGACCTTGAAGCTTGTCGACAGTCATCGGTCTTACTTCAAGCAGCGAGCCAGTAAGGAAGTTTTCTATCCCCTTCTTAGTTGGTACGAGCTTCATACGATTGGCTCTATTTCCGGTCGTATTTTGAATTGATCCTTCTGTAAGAAACCGGAACAAAGGCCCTCTCGCGCGCGTGATGGCTGTTCGTATTGGAGACATAACTTCGTCGGCCTGCTTCATTGTCGGAGCAGTAGTAATCTGATGAGTTGTAGAGGTATCGACGTTAAGAAAGAAGTCTTGTATGGTCGAGCCATACATTGACTTAGCGCCGCCACGAGCAACGATTAAATATTGTTTGCTCGTTAATCGCTTCTTAACCATCTGTCGTTCATAGTGACCAGAGTTGCCTTGTTTTCCCGGGATGAAAACAGAACGTTCTGTAAAGTAATACCAACCAAAGACGTCTTCTGCCCATAGTTTGAACGAATCTAAGAGATGAAGATCTGAACCATCGGTCAAAGTCAGTTCATTTTCACAGAAGAGAACCCAACCATTAATGGCATCTTCGTCGTAATAGAATTTTGGGTTTCGAATCCTCTCGTCGATCCTATTCATTTGCATAGAGATCTCACTACAGACAGGTATTTCGCCTCTCAATACGGCGTCCCGGAACTGTCCATAGTACCGCGGAGTAGCCGTGTTTGATAGATGCATTTTATACCTCCGACTGAGGAATATGCCATGCCTCAATCCGCCAATCATACTCTGCAATTTGTTTATCTATGGAAGTTACTAGAAATCCATTTGTTGGAGGATCGAAGATAAGCCGAACCCGGAGATAGACATCAGTGAACACAGCATTCAGGTCTGTACGAGTTCCGAGAAGTTCTGACCAGGTGTTGTCTTCAGAAGTAATCGAGAACCCTTCCGATAGCCCAACGCCGAGTTGTGTCATAACCATCAATGCGCCATTAATGTGCATTATGAGTTCTTGGTCAAAGCTTGTATCGTTGGCGTCGATACCAAGCATCTTCTTTATAGATAGAAGAATGCTATCTATCACGAATTAATCCTCCTTTCTTTTAGTCTGGACGTCGATTGAAGAAAGCCCCGCCTGCATATAGATCATCGGAGTCAGTCTGGCCGTGCTTCACTTTCTTTTGCCTCTTGATCTTCTCTGCACTAATTGTTTCTAATGCTGCGCTTCTAGAGAAGATTAAATATGCGGAGTCTAAACTTTCAACTGGAGTTTTGTCGTTCCGGGATAACCTGGTAAACCCTCTCATGTAATCATCTCTTCTCATATCAAATTTGTTCTTTTCTGAATCGATTTGATTTACATAGCTGCCATATCCAGATCTATTCTTTGCTATCGCAATTGTGTACGCTCGGTAATTACTTAATGTCTCATCTCCGTCTTTGTCGGTTGTGTCAATTCCTTGACTCTTTGCCGATTCCCTTGTGACGGCGACTAAATTTCTTACGGCCATGTCTTTGTATTCTTCTAGAAAGGTGTCGACTCTTTCTTTTTCAGAAGGACCTATAAGATCTTTCTTAACTTTCATAGATAATAGAAACGTTTTACTCCTTGGATCTAATTCCTTGATTTTCTTTCCTAAATTCTCAGCGTCTGTCTTGTTTGAAAATATAAACGTTCGTCCACTATCGATCTCCCGTTTTGTAGAAGATACTCGATACACAATACTTCCCTTGGAAAGAGAGTCGCGAAGCTCTGAGTATTTTGGATCTTTAGAATATCCTGAAACTTTAGATCTTTGCACACCCCAGTGCATCCCGAGGACGCCATGGTGTTGTATTACCACAGTTTAGTATCCCCCTTTCTTCTTTCTACGGGAAAACGAACTAGATTATTTTTAGAAGCTCCGAAATGGATCATGTTATGAGTATCGAGAGAGGTGCATATCAAAAACTCTGGATTAAGAATCGCTGGATTACCTTCCTCTACTTCTTCGACAGTAATCGGATTCATGTGATGAATTCGAATTGAGTTAAATATCTCGTGGTTCGGAAGGGCAAGATCGCATGCGTTATCGCGCACTATGATCTTGTCTCGAAGAGAGCGCCAAACTCGAGAGTTGTAGAAGTCTTGGTTTAAATATCGGTCGAAGCCGAACGTTGCGACGCCGATAGAACCTCGAAAGGATAGATACTCGAAACGCTCTTCGAAGGTTCGTAAGGTTAGAAGTTCAGAATATGTTCTAGTCCTCATCTTCATCTCTACTCATGTCGCCAGCATATGTTCTCATAGCAGCGATGGCTTCCGCGTAAAGTTCGTCGACTCGTTTAGCAGCGCGGATCGATTCTGTCTTTGCTGTGAGAAGTTCAGATTGCTTTTCGAGAATGGTTCGTTCAACTTTAGAGCTCGAAGATCCAAGTTTTAGGAAGTGCACAACTTCTTGAGCGCTTGCGGTTCCTGCAAGCATTCGTTTCTTTGCTAAATCCATGGCTATAGAAACTAATTGTTTCTCTTCGCCTTCTGGTGTGGTTGCTGGAGGATACTTTCGTTCCTGTTCTCGTTCGGGTCGAGAGTATTTAGCCATGGTTTAACCTCCTTTTACAAGAGTTTCTGGATACTTTCATATGACTTAATCGAGGTGGAAAATGGCACGAAAGGCCAAAAAGACCCCCCGGGGAAAATATAAGGACAGCCGCGATGTAGAGGAGGGTGTGATATTTTCACACTCCCCCCCCGGTCATCAAACATTATTCTGCGCATAGATCTTACGATACATTCCATTGATGTTGAAGCTTACGATCTCATTGATCGCATCATCAACTGCTTTACTATAGTCAGCATCAGATAGATCATCTGAAGTCTTAACAATCCTTGCAAGATAGTTGCATGTGAAATGCCTCATGTCCTCATCGAATCGCTTCCACTCATCCCATTGTGTGAAGGGGTCAAATGGATTATCAATAGTTGTTAACATCATTTCTTTACTCATGACCCTTCTCCTTTCAATGCTCTTGACAATGTAGAAACAGAAACTCCAAGTGCATCTGCAATCTCAGACAATGCTCTACCTTGTGACTGATAGATTCTAGCACGAGAAATCTTACTATCAGACATTACTGTTTTACTTCTTGGAATTGCATATGACTGCACAACATCTAAGTTTGTATTGCTAAGTATTGATGATAACAAGTTATTGCTAATTGCTCCTGCTTCTATTGCATTCCATTCTTCCTGTGTGATTGGAACAGGCTGCTTGTTAGCGCCAACTCGAGCACGTTGTGTTGCTAATATCTGACCTCTAAGTTTCTTTATCTGAGACTTCTCCATGTCAGGATTAGCTTCTATTCTGGTCCTAAGTATCTTATTGCCTGTGGTGTGCACCCTTCTTTCGAAAGGCTTATTGGCAAGCGCAACATCAAGCTTTGTTTTAAGAGACGCTACTTCTTTTGCGTATGTTGCTTTGGCTGATTGGTTGTAAGACGTCATAACAATAGATGCAGACTCTTTGCGTGCTAGGTCTCCAAGTGCCTTCATTGAATTAGCATAGTTAGCGTATACAAGCTCAACTTCCTCACGAGTCTTACCAACAAGAGTATTGGCATCATTTGTTTCATACATCTTTGTGGATTTTGGATTTTTTAGTTTAATGAACTTACCCTTCTTATTGGTGTAACCTTCATCGGTGTAATTGTATACCTTCTCGCCTGTCTTAACGTCAACAGAATACTGACCCTTTCTAACAAGAGTACGTCCAGTAGCAAGGGCTTGATCTTTGGTAAGGGGCTTCCTTTTATCAGGGCGCTCTTCTGAAGATGCGCGGCTAATTAAAGTAGAAGAACCTCTTGGATTAGTTAGAGTTCCACCTTGATACTCGGCCTTTAATTCAGCTATCCTATTGTCTATATAGGACTGCTTATAATTGAGCTCGTGTTTCTCGGCATCGATAACAACCATGGAGTGTTTAACAGCACGTATAACTTTATCAAGTGGAGCGCCTCTAACGGTCATGTCTGTGATAAGATTAGATATCTTACCCATCTCAGCACCCTTTTGTTGGGTGTTCATTACAGGCATGCCTTCGACTTTTCGATACGATTTCTTTGGGTCAAAGTCTTGTAAATCTTTTTGAGTAGCTGTGATTCTGATTGTCCTTGGATTGTAAGGGATTGCAATAACTGTGTCGCCATCAAAGTCAGCACCTGAAAGTTTCTGTGCAGTAGACGGAGTGATACCAATAGCATCGGTTCCATTGCCAAGAATACTATGGGCTTCCTTATTCTTAAGGTTGTTGGTAACAACAGGAAGTTCGAAGGTACCAGCATGTGGATAACGGATGAGTACTAACTGTTCTCCTGGCCTGAAACTAGGAGAGTAGCATTCATCATCCTTTAATGATGTGATGGGTATAAGAACGTTAGATGTTTGTCGAGGTAACGCAGCTGCCTTTAAGTGAACAGCCTTTGAATCACAATCATCGGCAAATGAATCCAATAATCTTTGTTTAACAGCAGGTTGGGTAATCTTCGAATAGGAATCGAATGTATCCTTTTGGTCAAGATAAGCCAGGTTTAATTGTTGCGTAGCAAGTTCTGAAGTCTGCTTTGAAAGGAATTGGCTAGACAAAGTTTTACTCCATGTTTGCCAGCCGCCTTCTACACCAGAATCTTGTTTACCTACGAATCCAACAATGTTAAGAGCAGATTGCTGCTCGTTTCCATTCTTATCTTTGTATGTGGTCTGTCGAATACTAGCGCCAAATTCATTGATCTTTTGTTTACCATCTTTATCAACGTATATTGAACCACCATCTTCGACATCCAAAACCTTGTTCATCTTCTTCATCGCACCAAGTTTACCAGCAGAAGAATTCTTATTTGTGTTATAGATGACGTCAACTCCAGCAGGAATATCGTCATAAGCATATATGACCATGCCCTTCATATAGTGCGTACCATCGACAGCGATTCGTGCTTGACCATAATGTTTATCTGGAGGAAGCGCTAAATCCGGAACACCTCTTCTGATTTGAATTACACCATCCATGCTAGATCCGGATGGAACATCGTCGTCGAAGCGAACCATAACACGTTTTGAAGTAATAGATATAGGAGGTTTCACTGAATTAAAAGTAACGCCATCATCTGAAGACCAAGCACCCATCAATTGAATATCTTCTGCGTGTTTAGTCGCATACATATAACCAATCTTATAATCCTTTTCTTCTGTTGTCAGCTTTCTCCATGCAGTTTGATCCCTAATGACATATTCAGCCTTAGCTTTTGCCATTGTTTCAGGAGACAACAAAGCACGAACTGTTGTTTTATTAGCAGTTCCCATTTGTTGAGTTTGAATTGGCGCAAGAACGTATCCCTTTTCTCTAAGTTCGGCAACAGATACGTCCATCTTCGATTTGTTTACGCCAATCAAATAATTAGAAGCTTCACCGACATCGATCATTCCCTTTTTATCTGCTTCGGCTTTTATCATGTCTCGTGTTGCTACGGCTGCCTTGTGCCTTTCCTGTATCTCGGGCTTCAACCAATTACCAACACTATTAGGACTTGCTTTCATTCGTCTAGCGATGGCGACATCAGAATATCCCTTTGCTCTTAGTCTATATGCCATGGCTGCTCTTGCTGCGTATATGGATTCCGATTCCACATGTATTTTAGCACGAAGTGCAGTGGTATTTTTCAGTCCAAAACTCTCAGCGATATCGATGTCCGACATTCCTTCTTTTCTAAGTTCGGAAACGAGTGTGCCAAACGACTTTGATCTTTGCGGATCCTTACCAGAACCCCATGGATATCGTCCGCTATGACGAGGCGTACCAATATGTTTTAAATATGCCATCGGTTCCTAAGCCTCCTTATTCTTTCAGATCATTGATTCGCTTATCAAACTTAATGATTCGTTCCATGATAAAGAAAATATCTTCAGGAGTAGGACTCTCGACGAGAACTTCATCTAATTGATAGAGACGAAGTTCAATCTCAATATCGCGAGGATTGATTGCATACTCAAGACAAAACAAAGCGGCATAGACATGGAGTTGTTTGATGGATGCTGGAGTGCGGCCATTCTTTAAGTCGTGAATTCGAAGTAGTTTATTCCTAAATGATATAGCGTCGGTTGTACCAAAAGCATTAAAAGAATAGAACAGACAAATCTCGGTGTCCATCCTAAACCCAATCCCATCGTTGACATACATGTTCAATGTCTTGTTAACTTTTGGTAATTTGACTCCAAGTTTAATTAACTTTGCGGCAAGCTCATGGAGCTCTGTGCCTTGTTGTGAAGCACGCCAATTAGTATAGACCGCGTCTAACTTACTGTCGTCATAGTTTACCCATGAATACTTACTTGGCGAAAGAAAAGCATGGGCACCTTCAAGATTTGGATGATAATTAAATTTCATGTCAAGCGATATCTCCTTTCCAGCTCTGATAGAACTTCATCTTTGTTCTCAGGGGCTACGAACATTGCATTATTACTTAAAGGAGAATCATTAACATAATAGTCTTGGTTTGGCTGCTTGCTGGAAGTCGAATAGCGCTTGCCCTCAAGCATCATGTATCTTCCATTTGGAAAATAAACAGTTGCATCAGGAATGCCTTGGAGATAGTTAGCATCGTTTGGAAGGACTTCAGATCCTGGAAAACGTTCTCTGATTTCTTTGTAAAGTTTACTCTTGAACTCAGCTTCTTTCTTTGCCATAAGCACTCCTTTCTGAAAACAAAAAGAGTAAGATGTTGTATTATGACCGGATTCCAATGACTGGAACCACCGTCAAATATAACGACATCTTACCCTTCTATTATAGGGCATGTTTTTATTGCGAGGTTCCAAATTCCTTTGCGACCCATCTTTTCTCGTTAAAGGTCTCCTTACTCTCTAACGATGTCTGTATGGCTAGCTCGATTGGTGCTATAGAGACTAGATGGTAATAATATAAATGAGTGAAGGTTGTGTTCATTCTATCGATTCTTCCTGCTGATTGTATGAGTGCTTTATATGAATATGTCTGAGAATAGAATACAATGCAGTCGGTATCAATACAATTCCAAGCTTCTTTTGCTGCTGTGTATTGACATAGGTATACCCAGAACTTTGCGTTTGGAATATCATCGTGGTTGTGGCCGTTCCACTCAGAATATACAATATCGTTGGAACCACACCATTCACGAAGGAGATCGAGTTCATAGTTAAAATTGTAGAATATTATTACCTTCTTATGTCTAGCATAAATAGGAACGAGCGCTTTTACTCTCGACTCGTCAGAATTGATTAGTCTTCGAAGTAAATAGCATAGTTGTGAAATATCACGGATTGGTTTGTTGTCGAAGATGTTCCACCGTCTTTGAGCCATGGTGTTATAGTGGTTCTGATCGAACTCGCAAATAACATCTTTATGGTGTTGAGTGGTAGCGCGTTGGTCGTACATGTCTACGATGATACTATCTCGATTCCGAATCAAGCGAGGCACATTGAAATATCTCTCTACTTTTGGATACTTAGAGAAACGGCTCCACATCACGTGCTCTCGCTCGAACTCGGTTTTGTTCTTATAAAAACCATTAGCTAGAAACACCGGCATGTATTCTAACCATGTGTCTCCTGGAGTTGCTGATAGAAGCACCCATGCATTGTTCTTGGTAATCTTGAGAAAGGATTGAGTCCATGCTCCATAACCAATAACTTTCGATTCATCAAATATAAACACAGCATTCTTAATGTGTTCATACTTCTTGATGTTGTTCCACGAATCAACTTCGGTTAACATCAAAGGGACTTCTGCTGCTTCGCCAGTCCAATCACAACTATCCCGTTTCTTTGGGGTAGTGATGACATATACTGGAATCTTGAATAGTGCTTTCTTATAAGGATGTCCAGGATATAACGGTGAAGACCCTCCAAGAATCTTCTCGAAGACATGAACAAGGGAGGTGAGGGTCTTACCAGAACCTGTACCACCACGAAGAATACATCCATTGTGCATCTTCTCTATTGCATCAACTTGATACTCAGTAAGTTGTATGTTCAAACCCTCACCTCCTTTCGCCATCTAATTCGTTTATGTGTGAAGTCCGCCACCACAATTACCGTCGCACACATCACAACTACCACAACCACCAATTGATTCTTGTGCAGTATCGAGGGAATTTGAATATTTCTTCGCAAGTTCGTCAACCACAAGTACAAAATATCCTTCTTTCAGATACGCCTTGACCCCGCTCTTTCCTTGAACTTCCCAAGTATATCCTCTAAGAATAAGGTCCACTTGCTCGAGTTCAGCAAAGTCGAGAAGATTGACGTTCTCTTCAGAAAGCTTAGACATCTTTCCGTCCGAGACAAGGACGATGTTCGGAGGATAGTTTCCATAATTTAGTTTCACCGAAACCATTGCCTGAGGGGCTTCGTCGTCTCTAGCAGTAAGCCAACGAATATTCCAACCATCGCGTTCCATGCTCTGAGCCACGTCGTCAGGAAGGAAGACACAAAAGTTCCGGTTTCCTGCCGGATTGTAATTGCCAGCCGCGCCTGCAAAGTTTCTGAACATTACGCGAGCGTTGTCAATACGGACCTCAAGTTTCTCTGTTCTCGGTTTTGTATTTAAGGCTGCCATGTTAGTCTCCCTTCAAAATTGTGGCCGTTGCCACTGCTACTTCTTTTGGTGCGTCATCGAATCCAATTGGAAAATCGTTTGATGCTTCTTCCTCATTCCAATCGTCGATGAAATCTGTGATTGGCCCGTGACTCTTTATTGATGTAATAGCCTCA